AAGATAGCGAACAGGCAGCAGCCATTTGTTATTCAAAGTGGCAAAATAAATTTAATGCTGAGTTAAGCATTTACGAATACACTCCTAAACACTTTGATATGTGCCCGGGTGCGGTTGCTACTTTTACGCATCTTGTTTCTATGAATGTTGGAATAGAGGAACAAGGGATGGTAAGGTCTGCGGCACAAATTGCTGATAATATTTTTGGTATTGAAAAGGAGGTAATAGCCAAAAACTTTGCTACTACTCAGCAAGTTATTGAAGTTGAAATTTTAACAGATGATTTTGTTGATTTAATGAGAGAGATTGACAAACTGGTAGGGATGGTACACAATGTAGATTATATGTATAACCATCTTGCAAAAGTCAAAAGTTATCAAACAATAACACAAAATTTTCAATCGTACACCGATTACCCTGAGCAGGCAAAAGAAAATGCAAAGATTGCTTTAAGATGGGCAGAGGAAAACGGATGGGGGGAATGTGGCACAGCTGTGGGAAAAGCCAGAGCGAATCAACTTGCAAACGGAGAACCGATTAGCAGAGATACAATTGCACGGATGGCAGGATTTGAAAGACACAGGCAGAACTCTAATAAAGAGTTAGGCGATGGATGTGGTAGATTAGTGTGGTTAGCGTGGGGTGGAGATGCAGGGATAGAATGGGCATCACGTAAATTAGAGCAGATTGATAAAATGAGAAAGCAAGATTTTAAAATAGTAAACGAGGAAAAGCGAATAATATCAGGTCCTTTGATGTTGGCAGATGAATTAATCTATCGCAATAACGATAAAATGGGCGAACACTACGTTAAATTCTCAGCCGATACCATCAAACAGATAGCGATAAAGTTTGCTAAAAAGAAATATCAAAACCACGTTAATCTAATGCACGATCCTGAGCAAAAGGTAAAAGGTGTTACGATGTTTGAAACTTGGTTAACAGATAAAGAGCGTGGAATTATGCCGATGAAAGGTTTTGAGGGTGTAGCGGATGGCAGTTGGTTTGGCTCATTCTACGTAGAGAATGATAAGGTTTGGCAGCAAGTTAAGGCAGGAGATTTTAGAGGGTTTTCGGTTGAGGGTATGTTTGACTATGAGCAACCTTTAACGGCTGAGGAAAACGCACTCAAAAAAATATCTGAACTCTTAAACGTAATTATTCACGATTAAATATATCTATTATTATGAAAGCAACAGAAATCATTGAAAAATTAAGACTAACCTTTAATGAGTTAGTAAACACTCCAAAACAGGAGCAAGTGGTAAAGATGATTGAGGCAACTTTAATGGACGGCACAAAAGTAGAAGTAACAGAACTGGCAATTGGTGGTATCGTTACCATTGATGGAGTTCCTGCACCTGTAGGGCAGCATACATTATCTGATGGTACTATGATTGTACTTGGAGATAATGGCGCGATTATGGAAATAATGCCTGCAGAATCAGAGGTTGAGATTGAGATTGAGGCAAAGAAAAAAGAGGATGAAATGATGAATAGTTTTTCAGCGTTTCAAAACTCAACTAACGAAAAGTTTGCATCTTACGAATCTAAGTTTGCAAACTACGAACAGAAATTTGCTGACTACGAAACAAGACTAAACAAAGCAACTCAGGTAATTGAGGGTTTGTTAAATCTTACTCAGACATTAGCAGAGGCACCAACAGGAGTAGCAGATGCTGCGATTAAATCAGAATCAAAATTTTCTAATAATAAAGAAGGATTTAAATACGATATCCTATTTTCTTAAAAACAAAAATTAAATTACAATGGCATTATCATTAGGATCATTAGCAGATTATACTAAACAACTCGTTAAACCCCTGTTGACCTCAGCCGTAATCGGTGCAAGAACTCAGCAGTTAATTATGGATGGCGGTGTTGTTATTCCTGGCGCAAAAGGACCTGTTGCAATTCCTTTGATGGACACAGATGCATTCTTTCAAACAGATGCGTGTGGTTACAACCCATCAGGAACTACAACCTTTACTCAGCGTACGATTACACCGGGCAAAATTATGATTTCGGAGACCATATGTCCTAAGAACTTTGAGGCAAAATTCACCGCAGAAGCACTGAAGGCTGGTTCAACTTACACGGATTTTGCTAACGCTGATTTCTTGGCTGCTTACCTTGAAAAGAAAAACGCACGTATCGCTGCTCAACTTGAAACTGCAATTTGGCAAGGTACAACCGCTTCGGGCGATGGCAACCTCAATAAGTTTGATGGTTTGATTTCTTTGATTGATGGCGGTTCACCTGTTGATGCTAACGTATCAGGTTTTACAGGTGTTGCAACAATCAGCACAATCACTCAATCTAACGTAGTAGCTGCAACTGAGGGAATCTACAAAGCAATTCCTGCGGCTGTAATGGCTAAAGGAGATGTTAAGATTTTCTGCGGTTACGATTGGTATCGTTTGCTTATAATGGCTTACAGAGCGTTAAACCTATTCTCTTACAATCCACAGGATGTAAATGCACAATCATTTATCCTACCGGGTACAAACATTGAGATTGTTCCTGTAAATGGATTGAATGGTACTGGAGATGCTTACGGAATCAGTTTATCTAACATTGCAATGGCAGTAGATTTAGAAGATGAAGAAAAAAATTATCGCCTTTGGTACTCAGAGGACAATGATGAAATTCGCAGTAAGGTTTCTTTTAAATTGGGCGTGAACGTATCTTTTAGTAACGAATGCGTGAAATTTAAGGCGGCTATCTAATAAAATTCTATAACTGAACAAAAGGGTGGTGCAATATACACCACCTTTTTTTTCTTAAATTTAAATAATATGAGTTGTGTAGTTACATCAGGATATGCGATAGAATGCCGTGATTCAGTTGGCGGTGTTGAGGTCGTTTATCTTATAGAAAATTCTGCGTTGTATGACGCATCAGGAGTTAGCCGTGTAACATCTGCATCAGGTGTTGTATCTGCTATAACAAAAAATTCAGGCAAACGCTTTTGGAAATTTGAAGTTCCACGTGCGACTGCATCAGCAAATAACGGAATCACATCATCTATTGAAAACGGAACTTTCTTTTTTACCCATCAGGTAATTTTCCCTATCAATAGCCGTAGCGCAGACGTTAGAAATGTTGTTACCACACTTGCTAAAAATCGCCTTACCTTTGTTTTAAAAGAGGGCGATGGAACTTATCGTATGTATGGTAAGGAATTCGGTTTGCAACTTGAAACAACAGAGGCAGGTAGCGGAACTGGATTAGCAGATAGAAATGGTTACCTACTTACTTTTTCAAGTCAAGAGCGTGAAGATTTCTTAGTAGTTCCTGCAAACATTGCAGCAGCACTAGAAACACCGGGTACTTAATACTCTAACTCAAAATAAAAATGCCTCCGACCGATTACAAGTCGGAGGTTTTTTAATGTATATGATAACGATAAGCAAAGGGCAAACGATACCCATCTACATTACCGCAAAAGAAAACTTAGATAACCCTGCTAATTTTGTTGGTTTATTTTTTACCAATAGAATAACGCAGGAGGTTGTTTCTTTTATGTTTAACAACATCAGCACAACCGATAGGTATATGAAAATGAGTTTAGTTGTTAATACTTATTTTGCAGATTCTGAAACAGGGTTTTGGACTTACAAAGCATATCAAACACCAACGAATAATATCAACACAATAGATACAGATTCTATACCTGTTGAAACAGGATTGATGTATCTTAGTGCTGCGAGTGAATTTGAGCCAACAAAATATACAGGACAAAACAACACATTTGTAACATACAATGGATAATTACAAACACATAGTAATCAAATTTGACCACGCTCAGCAGCCAAAGTTTGAGGAAAAAAAAGGTAAGTATTCTTACATTGAATTTGGTAAGAATAACGATTACCCTAATTATCTGTTATCTCTTTACAACGAATCTCCTAAACACGGCGCAATAGTCAAAAGTAAATGCACATATATTTACGGCAAAGGTTTTGAGGTTGCAGGTACTGCGAATAGCAGGGGTGAAACGTGGAATCAGATTGTAAAGAAATGTATTAAGGATGATGAACTTTACAGAGGTTATTATATGCAGGTTATTTGGAATCGCATAGGACAGATTGCTGAGGTTTACCACATTGATTTTGCAAAGGTTAGAGTTAACAAAGATTTGAGTTTGTATTACGTAAAAAACGACTGGAACGATTTTAAGGAAAAGCCGCGCGAATATCCTGCGTTTAATATGAACGATAAGTTTGGCTCGCAGATTTATTTTAATCGTGAGTATAATCCATTGAGTGAGGTTTACCCGTTGCCTTCATACTATCAGGGATTGAATTATATTGAATCAGATATAAAGGTTAGCAGACACATTCTCGGTAATGCAAATCAGGGATTTGTTGGTAGCACTTTAATTAATTTAAACAATGGCGATCCTGTTAACGAGGAACATAAGGGCGAAGTTGAGAGAGGTTTATTAAAGAAGTTTACAGGCGATGAAGGAAAGCGTTTAGTTATTATGTTCAATAAGAGCAAGGATAACGCTGCTGAGATTGTAAACCTCGGTAACACAATGCTTACTAAGGAAGATTTTACAAACATAAATAACCTAATCACAAATGAAATAATGATATGCCATCAAGTGGTAAGTCCTACATTATTTGGCGTTAAGGTTGAGGGGCAGTTAGGAAGTAGAAACGAAATCCGTGAGGCATACGAAGTATTCAATAACGTGTACGTTCAAGAAAGACAGGCAGAGTATAACGATGTTTTTACTCAGTTTAGAAATCTTAAAGGCGAGCAGGGAGAGTTTTATTTACAACCAGTTGAGCCGTTAAAGTTTGAATTTAGCGAGGCGATAATGGCTGCTAATTTAACACAAAATGAGATAAGGGAATTGATGGGGCGTGAGCCATTGAATGCAGGGCAGGTCACATCGGATGGTGCGGTTGCAGTTACTGAGGAAATACCTTTACAAAATGTAGAGGTTAAATCTAATGATGCGTTAAGAAATCTAACAGGCAGACAATACCAAAATGTTATGCGCATTGTTAGGCAGTTTGGTAACGGCAAACTAAGCAAAGCACAGGCATCGTTGATGTTAAAAAATGGATTTGGTTTTTCTGATTCTGATATAGATATTTTTTTAGGGATAGATGATAATCCTTTAACTGAGGATGAGGTACAAAAGTTTAGTTTAACAGAAGATGAGCGTTTGATTTTGGAGTTTGAAAACTGCGGAGAGGAAAAAAAAAATTATAGTGAGATAGGTCGGGAAAGTTATAGAGAATATTTTGCAGATAATTTGAATCAAGCGCAGGCAGATGTTTTAACATTGATAACGAAGGATAAAAATATAACGCCTATCATTATCGCAAGAACTTTAAAATTAGACACGGATTTGGTTATTGATATTATAGATGATTTCATTAATAGAAATATAATAAAATCAATACCATCTAAAATAAACGCTGAGCCTGTGTATGAGGTGTTAAAACCTGCATCAGAGTTACCGGGTAAGAATAGCAAGGTTACAACCTTAGTAATACGTTATAGTTACGAAGGTCCTGAGGATAGCAGAAATAGACCATTTTGCGCTAAGTTGATGGAGTTAAGTAAACGTAAGACGTGGAGCAGGAGCGATATAGAAAGCATTTCTGAGCGTGTTGGTTATAGTGTTTGGGATCGTAGAGGCGGATGGTATACACAACCAAACGGAGAACCTCGCGAATATTGCAGGCATCGTTGGTCATCAAAATTAATGAAAAAGAAAGATGAGTAAAAATATCCTATTTATTACGGAGCAAACTTTTAAGGAAAGAACTGGCGCATCTAACCAGATAGATGGTAAACAGATTTTCCCAATGGTTAAGGTAGCAGGTGATATGTATATTCAGCCTGCATTAGGTAGTAAATTATACACACGTTTACAGAGTGGTGTAGTTGCTAATAATCTAAATGCAAATGAGGTTATTTTGCTAAACGATTACATCACAGATGCGTTGATTTGGTACACGATGAGTATGTTACCAATG